GATTGGCTCGAAGCGGTCATGCGGAGCTTGCTACTTCGTGGCAATGCCTATGGGTTCGTCACTGCAAGAAGCGGCCCACGCATGTCTCCGTCGCAGGTCGAGCTGGTTGACCCTGACTTGGTATCGGTGAACGTCTCCACATCAGGTGAGGTGACCTACCGCTTCCGGGGCGGACTAGTTGACCCGTCGGATTTGTGGCATGTACGCGCATTCCGCTATCCAGGAAGCCCACTCGGGCTCTCGCCAATTCAGTACGCGGCCGAGACCATCGGCTTGGGCCTATCCACGCGCCGGTTCGGTCAGGCGTACTTCTCAGACGGCGCCATGCCTACCGGCATCGTGAAGATTGGACAGCCGGCAGACCAAGTGGGGATTGACAGGTTCAGGGCAGAACTGACGCAGAAGACGCATGGCCGACGCCAGCCAGTGATTATCAGCGGCGACGTGTCATGGACACCGCTGTCCGTGTCACCTAATGAGTCCCAGTTCGTGGACTCGCAGCGCCTAAACGTTACGGAAATCGCCAGAGTCTTTGGCGTCCCTGCGGCGATGATTGACGGCCAGTCGGAGGACAGCAACACCTACGCCAACCTGGAAGGCCGCAGCTTGCATTTCCTTCAGTATTCGCTGAACCCATGGCTCATTCGGCTAGAGAACGCTATTTCATCGCTGCTGCCTGGCGGTGCCTACGTGAAGTTCACAACGGCTGCACTGCTCAAATCCACCACCAAGGAACGCTACGAGAGCTACGCAATCGCACTCTCCTCCCGGTTCCGCACCGTTGACGAGGTCCGAGAGCTCGAAGACTTGCCACCGTTGACTCCGGTGCAGCTCCAACTGCTCCCCGGAAGGGAAACGGCATGAACATCGAGCGTCGTATTGCACCCATCCACTTGGAGCTAAGGGAGGACGGCAGGACTCTGACGGGCATCGCCGTCCCCTATGGCCAGGAGGCGCGTGTGGGCTCCTATACCGAGAAGTTCGTGTACGGGGCATTCGCTGATGCCGACCCTGCGTCCGTCCCATTGCTGGCTGTCCATGACCACGAGAGCTTGCCAATCGGACGAGCGCTGACCCTGACCGACACGCCGGCAGGCCTCGAGGCTGAATTGCGCGTGTCCCAGACCCAGCGCGGCGACGAGGTATTGGAGCTCGTCAAAGATGGTGCCGCGACTGGCTTGAGTGTTGGCTTCGTCCCAGTCGAAGACCGTTGGAATCGAGAGCGCACCGTGGTGGAGCGCGTCAAGGCCAGGCTGATGGAGCTGTCCATCACGGCGTTCCCCGCCTATCAGGATGCCCGAATCATGGCCGTCCGTTCCGGTGAACCGGAGCTGGCACGCGCCTATCGCCTGAACCTGGCTCGCTATCTCTAACGGCTTGGGGGTAAACCATGGGACAGAGGGCAGTTCGTCGCCCCCAGGATGAGGCATTGTCTCGCGTGCTGTCCGGGAGGGGTCATCGAAGGGTGGTCCCTCACTGTCTCCATGCCAGCCCGTAGACCCAGCACCTGGCCATCGGGCAAGGTCAACCCCGCCTACCGTGGCGCCTGGCCCAAGCTCAGGGCTCAGGTGTTGAAGGAAGAGCCGACCTGCGCACTGCGCCTACCAGGCTGCACCATCAAGGCCACGCACTGTGACCACATCCTCCCCGTCGCTGCTGGAGGTACGAACGAGCGCTCCAACCTTCGAGGGCTCTGCGCCTATTGCCATGGTCAGGTCACCGCCGAGTTCAGGAACCACAAGCGACTCGTTTTTTCGAAAACACCCCCCAAGAGCATGGTCAAAGCTGTTTCTCTCCCCCCAGGCGGTTCGCAGCCTCAAAATGGCTCTACGGGGCTCTCAGAGGCTCCTGCGGGCGTCCTAGAGGCCGTCTCGAACATACGTTCGGGGTCCCGTAGGCCGACATACCGCCTGGTGCCGCCCAGCGACGGCTCACGAGGCCGTGAAGCCATCGAGCTGATGGAGGAGGCCGGGCTCCGCCTCGATGAGTGGCAGCAGGACCACTTGAACGACGGCATGGCCACCTCGGGCGAGGAATGGGCTGCGGATGAGGTGGTCATCCTGGTCCCCAGGCAGAACGGGAAGACCATCGACCTGGTAGCCCGCGCCTTGTGGGGGCCGACTTTGGGCGTCGAGAGGCTTGTGCTGTTCACCGCTCATGAGTTCAAGACGGCACGAGAAGCCTTCCTATTGGCGAAGAGTCTCTGCGAAACACCCGCATTGCAGAAGTTCAAACCCAAGGTCTCCGTATCCCACGGCAAAGAGGGCATCACCTTCACCGACGGGAGCCGGCTGCTATTCATCGCCAGGTCCCGGACATCCGGGCGAGGGTTCTCCCCGGACTGCGTCATCCTGGACGAGGCATTCCAGCTCGATGACCTGGCGCTCTCGGCCCTGAAGCCGTCCCTGGCCGCAGCCAAGGCCCCCCAGTTGTGGTACGCGAGCTCCGCGCCTCACGACACCTCCACGGTCCTCCGTCGGCTAGCTGTACGCGGGCGTACCGGTGAGGCACGCAAACTCGTCTACCTGGAGTGGAGCGCTCCCGACGGCCGCTCGAACGATGACCCGGAAGCCTGGGCACTCTCCAACCCCGGAATCGGTCACCGCATCGACCCGGAGTTCATCGCCTCAGAGCTCGACTCCCTCGAGCCCCGCGACTTCGAGAGAGAGCGCCTGGGGCGGTGGGATGAGGAAGTAGGTGGCCAGTGGATCCCGGAGGATGCGTGGAACGCGTGTGAGGGTCAGGAAAGCCCGGAAAAGGGCTCTCAGATTGCCCTGGCTTTGGCCGGCAGTCCTACGGGCGAGACCGCCGCGCTGGTGTCGGCCACGGTCACCGAGGTGCCGGCCATCCAAGTAGAGGGCTTGTGGACTGCGGACGCCGTCGATGTCCTGGCTATCGAGGAGGCCATCAGGATGGCCTGTAAGCGCCTGCCAGTCATTCACATCGGTGCCGACCCCGCCAGGTGGTCCCGCACCCTAGCCGTACTAGGCCAGGAGGGCTATCCGGTCATCGAGTGGCCGTGGACCCCGGCCAAAGCCATTCCAGCGTGTACCAGGTTCCACGAGGCAGTTACCAACCGCCAGCTCACTCATTCCGGCGACGAAGACCTAGCCGGCCACGTGGCCAATGCGGTGGTGAAGACGGACATCCGGGGGAGCCGCATCACCAGGGAATCTCGGTACACCACCAAACGCATTGACCTTGCCATCGCAGCGGTCATGGCCCATGAGATGGCCTGCGAGCTACAGAATCAAGCTTTCAAGGTGTGGGTGTGAAACAGCGCACTGCTCCCAGCGACCAACCGGACGCGCTATCGGCAAGGCAGCGAGAGCGTCGTCTCCGGGAGCGCATCAGGCCGAAGGAACCGGCCGCGACGAACGCGGACCCGTGGCAGATTGCCGATGAGGCCCTGGATCTCCTCGACACTACCCGACTACGTCTCGTGAGGCTGAAGATGTCGATTGACGACATCGACGAGGTGGCAGAGCTACTCAGGCGTCTTGCCTGGGGGCCGGAGGATTGAGCCGAGGGGAATACGGAAAGCAGCCCCAGGGCGGGGCTCGACCTGGAACATCACCCGATAGCACTCGCTGGGGGCATCCGGCTCGGTGATGTGGCCCTCGTTCGGTACGCGGCTGATTTCGGCCTCCCCAAGGACGTTCCATCCCGAAAGCACGATACTGCGTCGCATCGCCTCGACCCGCCACTCTGGCGCTTCGTCGAAGTATTCGACGATCTGCGGCATCACCCCTGAGCCTAGCGCCATCAGAGGGGGCCGACCAAGGCCACATTCCCCCGGCCACGTCCTGGGGCCCCGTAGGGGGCGCAAGACGGCTTACACGTCTGTAAGCGGGCGACCGGGGCCTGCGGGGCAGGATGTCGATTAACTGCGCCGTTCACGCAAGCGGGCGATACTACGTCGCCTGCGGGTGAAGGAGGGGCGGCGATGCCGGACGTTGGAGGACCGTACGTAAATCTAGCCGCGATATGCGAGAGGGTCTTGCAAGAGGGCGACGGCTCGCTATCGCTAATCCGCGTGATTGATCGCTTCGTCGTGTCGAGCGTCGGACCCGACGTTCCGACGACGATGCCGCCGCAGACCTTGCAGTTGACGATCGTCGTCTCACTCCGGCCCGGACAGGCCGTGGGTCGATACAACGTGACTCTCCGGCCTGAGACGCCGTCTGGGCAGCAGCTCGATGCCATAGACCTGCCAGTCAACTTCGAAGGCGGAGCCGATCGAGGCGTCAATCTCATCGTTCGAACGGATTTCGTCGCCGAGCTGGAGGGGCTGTATTGGTTCGATGTCCTGCTCGACGGTTCGACCCTACTTACGCGGGTGCCTGTACGAGTGTTGTACCAACCCCAGAGAACGGCTGGCGCAGGCCCCCGAGCTGAGGGATCCGACGACGGATGACCTGGGCATCGGATGCCGACCGGACATGAGCCGTTCGGAGGTCGACTTCGTATTCGGTGGCGAGCGGGTCGAGCAGCCGATGGAGCTCGGCCTCGGTCCAATGCGCGCTCGTGTACTCGTCGATCGCGAGCTCGATCTCGCCAGCGAGCGATTCCGCGTCGACGGTATCCCAGGTCGCCGCCGTGAACCACCGATCGAAGTCGCGCAAGGGCAACTCACCCGCCAGGTAGTCCGCCAGTTTTCCCCTGATCTCGAGATCGGTCGTCATGACATCTTCCTTACCCGTCCGCCACGTAGACGCCGCTGACCTGCGGCGTCGCTTCAACTCCAAGAACCTAAACGCCCGCGTGGCGAGCGGAGAGGTTCAGCTTCGGATCCTCCGGTCCCGTCACCCCAGCTCTCCTCTGGCGAAGGAGCCGGTCTGCACCGAGAGTCAATTAATCGGATATTACGAGCACAGTCACCGAATCGCGGTCGCTCATAGGTATGTTCGGCCAGATGGCACGATCGGCGCAAGTGGCCGTCCAGACCCAAAATCGGTTCTCGACGGGGGAGTGATCTACCGCCTTCTGCCCTAGTTAACAGCGTATAACTCGGCCCGTTCCGCTCGTCTACCAGCAGCGTTTCCCCTGGTAGGCAGGCGTCCAGGCTTCCTCCTGGCCGTCTACGCATAAGGAGCCTTTTGGGCGGCTCGAGAAGGTGACGGACGGCCTGTTTGAGGGGGAGGAGGCCGTCCTGCACGTGATCGAGAGGATCGTGGCCCCGCTCGGCCTTC